TTTAACACGATCCTTAACCTGAAGACATACATGAAGAACAAGAGGCGTACTCGTGATGACAACGACTACTCCCAGTACGACCTGTTCTTCACTGGAGAAAACAACATGAGAGAACATGAATCAAGATTCGACGGTTGAAAAAAAAACTGTTGACACCTAGAAACACAACGAGTACTATGTACATCTCATCAACAGCCACCGTTGAGTGGCACTGCAAAGGAGAAAGTAAATGACTGTAATTTCTGGAACCGCTTACTGGGCATCAGTTGTAAATCCAAACACCACCTTCGATACAGATGGTGTGTGGCAGATCGACGTATGCCTAGACGACGACAATCTAGCCAAGGTTCAGGGCGATGGTCTTAACGTCAAGAACAAGGGTGATGAGCGTGGTAACTTCATTACGATCAAGCGTAAGGTTCGTAACGCTCGTGGTGATAACAACCAGCCACCGTCTGTCGTTGACAGTGAGAAGAACCCAATCAAGGACACACTGATTGGTAACGGTAGCAAGGTGAATGTAATGTACAAGCCTTATGAGTACACCTACCAAGGCCGTGCAGGTAAGAGTGCAGACCTGCAAGTTGTACAGGTTGTCGATCTTGTAGAATACAGCGGAGGTCGAGTTGAGGATGCTCTGCCTGTCGTTGATGGCGGCTACAAGCACGACACAACTATCTCTGAAGATGTTCCCTTCTAAGAGATAGTACACTCAAGGGGCTGCAGTCACGATATTGAGCAGCGTAATTGCTTGGAGTGGGTGGGTCCAAGCTTCAATAAGAAGAAAGGCATACCATGTCAGAACATAAGTCCATTGAAACCGTGGTTGAAGATATATACAGTTTGTTCTCCGATGAGAACGAGCGTGTGGTATCAGATGCTGACATGGAAGCCTTCATTGAGCAGGTCAGTATGTCAGTGCGTCGATCCATTGAGGAGAAGCGCGACAGAAAGGCCAACCTGAGACTGTCTCTTGTGGGGCAACCTGATCGTAAGATTTGGTATGAAATAAACCAAGCCCCGCAGGAGACACTTTCTTCAAGCACCCGTATTAAATTTTTGTTTGGAGATATTCTTGAAGCACTACTTGTTCTACTCACTCGTACATCAGGACATGACGTAACGGATGAACAGAAGGAGGTTGAGGTCAACGGTGTGCTAGGGCATATTGATGGTAAGATTGACGGCACACTCGTTGACTTCAAAAGTGCATCACCCTTTGGGTTCAGGAAGTTTAAATACGGACACCTAGCATCTGACGATCCGTTTGGGTATATCGCACAGATTTCTTCCTATGCCAAAGCTGAAGATGCAAAAGAGGCAGGGTTCCTTGCCATTGATAAATCCAATGGTGAGATTGCCTACTTACCCATACATGATCTGGAGATGATTAATGCTGAAGAACGGATTGAAAAAGTTCGTGGAGTTGTTGGACATAGCACTCCTCCCAGTAGGTGTTATAGCGATGTTCCTGATGGTAAATCTGGCAATCGTCGCCTTGATACTGGCTGCGTATATTGTTCTTTTAAAAGAACTTGTTGGAGTGATGCTAACAACGGTCAAGGACTTCGCGCCTTCAACTATTCAAACGGTATCCGCTACCTTACCCAAACTCAAAAGCAGCCTGACGTTGAGGAAATTCCTATGGATAGTTTCGACTAATGCCAAGAAAGCCGTCGAAGCGTTCTTCAAAAAGGGGACTAAAAAATAAAAAGTTTAGGTCGGGTTCAGAGGTAACTGTAGCTGAGTACCTCCTCACACTTGGTGTTGCCATCAAGTACGAAACAGAACGTATCGAATACCCTGTCGTGACAACCAGAAACTATACGCCTGATTTCCTGCTGCCCAATGGGGTTTATCTTGAGGTCAAGGGATGGTTCAAGGCTCACGACAGGGTAAAGCACCTACGAATTAGAGAAGCACATCCAGACCTTGACATACGCTTTGTGTTTGACAACCCAAACAAGAAGCTTACCAAGGCACAAAATGGAAAGACCTACGCTCAATGGTGTGAGAAGCACGGCTTCCTTTACTGCAAACTATCTGATGGTATTCCAGAGGAATGGCTGCAGTGACAGACATTTTTATTGAGATTGAAGACTACATGCAGGAGAACACATCTCCTGAACGTATCTTATTTATGACAGTTATTCTACAGGCGTTGCTTGATGCGTCCAAGCCATCAACAACAAATGAATCTGAACGCGCCAAGCTAGACAGGAGACATGCACAAGCATGGTTCTTTGCCAGTGTGGGCGTAACTGCTGAAGACTTTACAACAGTGTGTGATATGGCAGGTGTTGATCCGCAGTACACACGAAACTTTGCGTACAAGGTAATACGCAGCAAAGAAATAGACTACACAAGAAAGAAAATCAACTCTATCTTGTCCAACATCTAGAGGTAACAATGAAAGCCTACAAGTTCGATGAGAACCTGTATCTCGATGAGATTCAGGACTACGTAGACGCGACCTACTCGCAACACTACGCATCCAGTAAGTATCAGGCAACTGACACGATCCTAGACGCTGACTATGGCGAAGGATTTTGTATGGGGAACATCCTGAAATACTGGAAGAGGTATGGAAAAAAGGATGGAAAGAATAGGAAGGACTTGCTCAAGATCATTCACTATGCTATTATCATGCTTCATGTCCACGATACCGCTAACGAAGAGGAGTAGCTGATGCCACATTTCCGCTCTAATGAAAACCCTATGTTCCGATCCAAGTTCAGTGAGGATATTTTCAAACATAAGTATGCCCATCATGGGTGTGAAACTTGGTCGGCACTAGCTAATGTTCTAGTGGACGATGTGTGCCAAGAATACCTTACCGCAGATGAGAAAGACGAACTCAAGCGTATGATTACGGACTTGAAGTTCATTCCGGGTGGGCGTTATCTGTACTATGCAGGTCGCCCAAACAAGTTCTTCAACAACTGCTACCTTCTACGTGCTGAAGAAGATACACGTGAAGACTGGGCCAACCTATCTTGGAAGGCCGAATCCTGCCTAATGACAGGTGGAGGTATTGGTGTTGACTACTCCGTGTATCGTGAAGAGGGCCGTGTGCTTAATGGTACAGGTGGTCTGTCCAGTGGACCCATCCCCAAGATGCAGATGATTAACGAAATTGGTCGTCGTGTCATGCAGGGTGGCTCACGCAGGTCAGCTATTTATGCCAGTCTTAATTGGCAACACCCTGATGTAACACAGTTTCTTGCTGCTAAGAACTGGTATGAAATGCCCGTAGGCAACACAGGCTTTACCGTTGGGCAGGTAAAGGAGCAGGACTTTAACTACATTGCCCCTCTGGATATGACAAACATCTCTGTCAACTATGACACTGCATGGCTTACTAACTATTGGAAGACAGGAGAAGTAGGTGACGTATTTCGGACAAATGTTCGTCAAGCCCTATCAACCGCCGAACCGGGGTTCTCTTTTAACTTCTTTGATAAAGAGAATGAAACGCTACGCAATGCTTGTACTGAGGTAACATCTGAAGATGACTCAGACGTGTGTAACTTGGGTAGCATTAACATGGGCCGCATTGATAGCCTTGAAGAATTTACTCAGATCGTAGAGCTAGGAACCAAGTTCCTTCTTTGCGGAACCCTACGTGCCAAGCTGCCTTATAGCAAGGTATATGAGACACGTGAAAAGAACCGTCGCTTGGGCCTTGGCCTTATGGGTATGCACGAGTGGCTGATTAAGAAAGGATACCGTTATGAGGTCACTCCCGAATTGCATCAGTGGTTGGGAATCTACAAAGGCGTTTCTGATAGTGTTAGCCGTGACTTTGCTGATGCTATGTCTGTTTCCCGTCCTGTGGCTAACAGAGCAATTGCCCCCACGGGTTCGATTGGTATTTTGGCTGGGACTTCCACTGGTGTTGAGCCTATATTTGCTGTCGCCTATAAGCGGCGGTATCTAAAGGGCCAGAACAGGTGGCACTACCAGTACGTTGTTGATTCCGCTGCACAGGAAATCATTGATGTGCATGGTGTAGACCCCAACAACATTGAGTCCGCACTTGATCTTGCACAGGACTACAAGCGTCGTATGGCTTTCCAAGCTGATGTGCAGGACTATGTGGATATGTCAATATCTTCCACGATTAACATCCCAACATGGGGCAGCAAACTTAACAACGAAGATACAGTTGACGACTTTGCCAACACCCTTGCATCTTATGCCCACCGCCTACGTGGCTTTACTGTGTACCCTGATGGGTGCCGTGGTGGTCAGCCACTAACATCTGTCCCATACTCTGAAGCAGTTGACAAGCTTGGTGAAGAGTTTGAGGAGAGTGTAGAGACGCATGACATCTGCGACATTACGCAGCATGGTGGTTCTTGCGGAGTATAGGAATGTCTTTGAAGATTAAAATGATTGATCCGCCTTCTGGTTGGAAGTATGGCTTTCCAAAAGAATTGCCAGAAGGTGTCAAGGATACAAAGAAATGGCTTGTTGAGAATGGTTATCCACAGCATGAAATAGATTCATGTGGCGATTATTTCTATTGTCGCTATTGGGATCGAGAGTCAGATGAGTGAGGTTGAATAATGAACACACAGGATTTCATCAATAACGCAGAATACCTAATCCGTCAATGTCTCAGTCAGAAGAACATTGACCCAACTATGGAAGCGTGGTTGCGTGACGCATGTCTTGATCTTGCAAAGGCAAGGGAAAAGGATATTCGAAAGACTGAATATAACACATTTGATGATTGGATGAACGAGATTGAAAACTATTCTTCGCCGGTGTGGTAAGTATGTGGTATCATGGACACAACATGGCTCGTGAACCTTCCTATCTAATGGGAAGGAATCACGGGACCATCGTTGAAACGGAGTACACAAGCAGG